TGCTGGCGGCAAAATTTGGGATAATGATATAAGAGGGCTATATCAGCCCTCTTATACGGTATTCTCTTTACGCTGCTATTCTGCCTATCAGCCTGTCTACACCCTGTCTCTCAAGGGTCTTCGCCCAATCAATCGAGACGTGCATTTGCTGCGCTATCCGCTCCCAATATCCCCCTTTTGCCACTCCGTATTTAACGTACCGCAGTCTTATTGCCTCATATTCCAGCGGCGGCAAACACATCACTTCAAATTCTATCATTCCCACCCAATGATCGAGATTTTGTAATTCGTCTTCCAGCCGTTTTTTCTTCTTTCGCAGTCTTTTTAATTCCCGCGAAGCTTTTATCACCGTGGCCGGAGTGCTGTCCGGCAGCTCGGTACCGTGCGGCAGGCCCGTAATCTGCTGCGGGTGAAGGTCGTATTGCGCTTCGATCTCCTCGTCAACGCTAATTAACAACCGCTCTTTTTCCGTCCTCGTGCGCTCTGCATTACCCCAATACATCAGCAGTCGCCGCACGGCTGCCCGCTCATCTCGCCTTTCCCGCGTTGCTTTTTTCGGATTCAATTTCCCGCCTCCTTTTTGGATTAAAAACCGTCGTTTTTGATGTAATTTTGCAAATCTTTTCGATGACCAATTTGCCGCCGCCGTTTATTTGTAGTTTTGTTGTTTTGGGGTGCCCCATTGCCGTTCATTTTCGAAGCTTCTCAAAAATCGAAAAATTTTTCTTCCGATGGGCCGCCCCGGTACCACGGAGGGTTGATTTAGCTTTTTGATGCCCCCCTCCCCTCTATTTCGGCCTGTTTCCTCCGGCACAGGTTTGCCGTGTTCCCCCCACCGGCGGAGTTGCCCCCGAACCCTCCAACGCTTTTCTCTGTCATTCATTTCAACACTTCTTTCCGTGCTTATAGGGCCGCCCACGATTATAGGCCATCTTTTGTCGCACAATCTCGTCCACGTCCAGTCCCTCATGACCAAACCAATCCAGTATGCGGATGAGGCAGTCTGCCATCTCGGTGGCTATGCCCTCGGGCTTGCCGCCCACGCCGGGGTAAATCATGTCGCGGCCGGCGCGGTATTCCTCCACCGCCTCCGACAGCTCGCTATGGCAAAGGGCAGCGATCTCCAGCAGGTTGCGAGGCTCATCCCACCAGCCATGAGCAACGGCGTTTTCGTGTATTTCCTTCGCCAGCTTGTACAGCGGCTCTTCGTTGTTATGGATCGCTATCATTTTTCTCCCTCCCATATCAGTGGCCTTCCTTCTGCGTCTACCATTACGCACACGCCGCCTTGGTATACTTTTAGGTATTGTATCCCCGTGAGGTTATCGACATATATCGTATACAATGCACCCGTTTCCAGCGTTCGCAGTCTGTAAGTACCAGCTTCGGCCTTTCCACACCCGCACAGGGCGAGGGCCAGCAGGGTTAATATTGCTATTGCTATTATTCGTTTCATTTTTCCTCCTTCGGCGGTTCTGGTAAATATGCCCAATGGGTTATGTGCTCATGTGATATTCCGCCCCATGGGTATTTCCAGCGGCAAACCGTTTTGCCGCGAACATCGGTCTGTTCATAGTAGCGGAATCGTGTTCTGCGCACACCGCCGTCAGATACGACCACGAGTACACCGACACGCTCGCAGATTTCCCTCGTCAAATGCACATCTGGCAAACAATCCTCAATCGCGTGCCATTCCATTCGCTATTCCTCCTTATCCATCTCGACCTCATCTACACACTGTACAGTACCAATCTTATAGCACCCGCATGACGGGCAATGATACACGCCCATTCGCCAAATTATGTGCAACACGCCGGTTCTGCCGCAGTCTTCGCATGGATACGTTATTCTTTTCACGCTTCCTCCTTCCTTTCGCCGCGACCACAAAAATGCTGTTTTTGTACGCTTACCGGAAATACATCATTATCCACGATACAAAGTTCATATTCTGCGTTATCCGCTGTCGCCGAGATACAGTACCGGCAATCTATACATCTCACCACCTCCACTACATCGGTGGCGGGTTCTTTGTCGATAAATGCTATCCAATCACAATCGCTCGGTTCGCACGGTTCTTCACTGCATACCTCGTTGCAATGCCCACATACAAACTGCTTTGCTCTGTTTTTAGTTATATATTCTTTTGTCATACTTCTTCCAATGCCTTTTCAGCTTCTTCACGGACTGCAACCATGTCAACATACTCTTGCGGGTTATGCGCTTTTACATGTGGGTCGCTAAATTTTTTAGCACTCTCAAGCAGTGCTTCTATAATTATGTCTTTATTTGTATTGCAGTCGCACCTGGCAAAGCAATAATATTTGTCGCCGATTTTTACAGGCATTATTCTTCCTCCTTCGGGGGTTCTGGCAACGGCATCCAGTGAGTTACTTTATCAGCAATGTCCACCACAGCATAGTCATTCCAATTGTAAATCCGTTCGTACCAACCAGCGTTTACATAGTAATCATCATGTTCTTCGCAATATTCGTCACAGCATTCATAATCCCAATTAAAGCACGATTCTCTACGCAGTATTCCCTCAGGTACATAAAACGCAATACAGCAATATGAATATGTATGATCGCTTCTGCCCGTTGTTTGGCACAACAGCAAAACTTCTTTTTCTGCTTCCGGCAATCTATCCCTCACGCTTATCCAGTTCATCAGTTACCTCCTTCGGGGGGGCTCCGGCATGGGCATCCACGCAATAACAGGATTACCTCTAAACCATAGTCCGCCAAACTTTTCTATGGGATATAAAAGCCCCAGCATGTCAATGTCAGTGTCGCCGGCATCGTAGTAATACCACCATTCCGGCAATAATTGTCTCATGCGTATCTCGCCGCGAAAAATCTGTCCATCTTGCAGCAGGATAATCACCGGTTCCTTTTCTTCTGGTAGTCTGTCTCTCACTTTAATCCAGTTCATCGGCTTCCTCCTTATCCATTTTTGCCCCGCAGTTGGGTCAGTAATTTTCTGCTATGGCTGTTCTCCTTCTGCACTCTGAACATCTGTATGTTTTTCTAAAAACAGGAATATCGCTGCTGTGTGTAGGTTTCCAATACGAGCTATCAACACTTATCCACCGTCCTTGTACTACCTCGGCAAAATCTCTCATGTCTTCATACGGGCAAGCCCCTTCGCCCATGCGTGTCTTACTGCCAATATCGCTTCTTCGCGGCCTATATATTCTTTACTCATTTGTTTCCTCCAGCTCGCTTACACCATCGAAAATGCCCAAAATCTGTTGGAGCAATTCAATCTGCCCGTTTCTGTGACCATAGCGATACCCGGTTGTATATGTTTCAGCAGTGTCTCCGCTATTCTTGGCTTTTTCAGCAACAAGTGCTTGATACTTGGCTCTCAAATCTTCAAGTTTCACAGCCGGAGCAACATCGGCGGCAGGGATATCCTTCAAGTCGATTTCCTTGATGTACCTGTGCAATACAACTCCGCTCAATTCAGGGTCGTGGTGCTTTACTTCAATAACCTTTTCCAGCGCCGCTTCTCGTTCTATGTACTCTTTATATTCTTTACTCATTGTCCGTCCTTTCTGCGTTCAGCCAGTTTTCCAGCGTTCTCTTACATTCCGATCCGTTTGGCGCGATAAACCGCCGCCGGGCAGCAGTCGCAGTCCACTATCTCGGCGAGTTTGTCCGCCAGCCATTCGGCGGATTGCTGTTTTAGGTATTCGTGGTTAGTCATGCCGCTCACCTCCTGTTTCTGCCGCCTCAATGCGCTTATTGAGCCGCTCAATCTTCTTGGTAATCCACTCTGCCACCTGCCCGCCTACGTTGAATATGCAGCAGAGCTGCCACAGCATTATCTGTACGTCAGCCATTTCCTCTGCAAGATGGTCAGAGTTCGGCTTGCCACGCAAAGCTTTGGTCAGTTCTTTTTGTAGCTCTGCACATTCCTCGATGGCGACTATGGTCTGGATGGGTTCGCCGTATTTCTCGATGGCTCTGCGCAGAATTTTCATTGTGTTTTTACTGTTCACAGCTCAGTGTCTCCTTTCAAATACTTCTCAATCACCGCGGCGGCACACGGCCAGCCGTAGCAGACCGCGCAATAGTAGCCCTCGGCCATAGCGCCGCTCATAAACTCGTTTTGATTTGGGGTCGGACTGTTGGCGCCAGCTTTGAGCTCGACGTATATGCCATGGTAGCCGCCCCGGGCGGCAGGTATAAATACATCGGGTACGCCAGAATGTACCCCCTGCCCTATCAGCCGGGCAGCGGTGCGCTTATCGCGTAAGCCCCCGTTGGGTATGTGGTGGTAGAGCCGCAGGGCCGGGTACTGCGTCCGCATCATCCGCGCCCATTGGGTAAGGACGGTCTGGTGCTCGTCCTCTTTGCCTATTACCGGTTGGGCAGGCCGCCATACGGGTATACCCGCCCGGTTGGGGGTCATGGTGTAATCTTTCAGCAATTGTTTTTACCTCCTTTTTGATATCGTCGTAAAATCCGACGCATTTACAAGGCCCCGGTAAAAGCCTTGCGCTTTGCGCCGCTTAACACCGCCGCTTGGGCGGGATTTTGACATACTTGAAATAGGTAAAACCGAACTCTGTCGCGCCGCTCTCGACGAGGATATAATCTTTCGGAGAGCGCGGCGGTTTGGCCGGCGTGTAGTTGCGTTTTATTGGTTTTGTCTGCTCCCTGCCGCAGGGGGCAAGGTTGCGGGTGGCCATGTAATGGTGCCCGCCCTGCTCCGGTGTCCAGTGATTAAACAAGTAATTGGCTAATCCCGTATAGTCCGGGCCGTGGTCTATGCCGTCATAGTGGACGTGCGCCCGGAGGTGCTCGCAGCGGTTGACGCTGCCCAGCGTCCATTGTTTGCGTATGACCTCCTCCGGTACTCCGTCCGTCAGCATGTGGGCGTGTATGCGGTGGGTATTTTTGCCTCGACCCATGTAGATAACGATTTTTGCCTCCGGGTAGGCGTAGAGCAGCCGGCGCCGGAAGTTGACGCAGAGGCGGCGGAAGTCCTTAAAATCGTGTACCTCGTGCTCGTCGTCCTGGGTCAATGTGCTGTACATCGAGGCCGGGGTAAAGTTTTCGTTGACCAGCCGGGTATGGGCCCGGCGGGCTACCTCAGAGTTAAACCACGCCCTTTCCTCGTCCGTCTTAAACCTCGGTTTTCGCGGGCGGTAGGGTTTTTGCGTCCTGTCGCCCACGGAGTATATGATCCGCTCCAGCACCACGCCGGAATATATATCACGCCGTACCCGCTGCATGGCGGCCTCCTTTTTTAATAATCAGGTCTTGGCCCTTTGCCGGGGGCGGTGGTTTGCGGTGCGGGCGTTTACCCGTTGGCCGCACCTGCCGCCACCCTATCAATGGAGGACCGGGTGATTGCCGCACCCGGCAAAAGGTCAAGTCCTGCCCGTGTTACCGGGCAGGCTTTAATGCGTGTATGTCCTCGGTTTTCTTTGTGCGGCGCGGTATAAATATCTGCTCCATTACTTTGTCGCTGTGGTCGTCCATGAGCTTGTCCGCCTCAAGTATCCTCAGCTCCCGCCCGTCAATGCACAGGCGGCATGAGCCCTTGTACTGGGCATATGTCCGTCTGGCTTTCGCAAAGTCGTTGGTCTCAATAATGGTCTGCGTCCCGGCGGGCGTGCGGATCAGGACGGTGTAGGTAGGCAGCGCTTCCTTTTTCTTTTTTGGCATTTTCAGTCCTCCCCCAAATCCCCGATTAGGTCAACGCCTATTTTTGCCAGTTCGTCGGCGGAGTATTGATGCTGAATGTGGTTCATAAAATAACTCCCAGCGATTTTTTTGACGTTGGTTTTCGCCGCCGCGAGGTAGCCCTCAAATTTCTCGCTGTTAAACAGGGTGCAGGGGCGCATATACTCCTGCATGCTCGTCCCCTTCCACATTGCCCAGCGGCTGTCTATCACCCGGCGGCAGTCCTCCGGCGTATGGTCCTCCGCAATGCGGGCGTTGATATAGCTGCGGTTTTTCGGTGTTTTTTGATATTTCGTCCCGGCAACAGTGTTGAGGTAGTCTATTACCGCGTCGGCGGCGGTCGTGTCAGTGATCGCATTGCGGGCGGTAACCTCTCCGGTCTCCCGGTCTATCGTTATTATCAGGGCGGGCCTGCCGTTGACGCTGACAGCGGCCCGGCCTTTTGTGTCCATGTGCTCCCCTATGGCGCGGATTAGGGCGCTGTATATCTCCTTTTCCCCCATAGTTAAATAACTCCCTTCATAAAACACGCCCAGAACGTTTGTGATTTTTCCCGCTATGGTGCCCAAACAGCGGCTTCTGGCCAATAGCTGCCCACACCTTATCCGCCGGAATATCGCGTTCGCTCCATTTAAAAATAAGGGTTCCGTCGGGTTTCAGAACCCTCATGCACTCTGCAAAGCCGTCATGCAGCATTTGTGGCCAGTTGTCGTCAAGCTTCCCGTATTTTTTAACCAGCCACGATGTTTCTTTTGCCCCTGTGAGGTGTGGCGGGTCAAAAACAACAAGTGCAAAAGCGTTGTCCGGGAAAGGTAACTGTGTAAAGTCGCATACTATATCGGGCTTGATAATGCACTTGCGTTCGCTCTGCCCCTCCCCACTTCTCCATATGCCCGTCATTTCAATCTCTCTTTTATCGCAGTAAACCGCCGCCGGGTGATGCTTATTAAACCATATCGTTCGGGATCCGCACGTTACGTCCAGTATCTTCCTTTCCACGGTTATATCTCCTTTTTCTCCTTTTTGGTCTCGCTGCGCTCTATGGCTATGCCGATAGCGGCGGAGCCGGTGCTCTTTACGGTGGCCTTAACTCCGTCCGTGGTGGTTATGACCGCTTTATCCACAAATCCGCCGTACACCCGCTCGGCAAGCTGCTGCAATATCTCCCGCGTCTGCTCGTCCACGGCCACACGCTTCTGGTGCGGGTTGCCTGCAAAAAGCTCCTCGATGACATCCTCTGCCTTTTGTAGGGCCTCAATGCGGTCGCTCTCTCCCCGAAGGGTAGCCTCATGAATGTCACGGACACGTCTGGCCTCCTTGCAGTCGCATATGAGGGTAGCTATCCCGTCCTCGTCCGGGTCGTCGATGTTTGGGTGTAGGGCCAAATAGCTCTTGATATTGAGCAGTTGCCCGCAGTAGCGGCAAACGCCGAATGTCCTTTCAGTTGTTTCCACTTTTTTGTCCTCCTTTGATATGTTTTTAGCAGTCTTTTTACGAGCAATAGCTTTCCATCTCCGTCAATCTGTAGCTGCCGTCATTATCCGGTATGTCGTCAATCTGTACCGATTGAGGGATTAAAAAAGTGGGGACAACACCAAGCGTGAGCGACGAGAGGCCGAAGTAGTAGGCGGAGCCGCCCGTGCCGACGAACCACACGACGT